GCCCACATGGTGTTAAACCCTACTAGCGTGGGCAACATTTTCTTATTCGACGCCCATATTAAAGTTATGCTGGTAAGCAAGGTAAGATAGTATAGTTGCCAGATTTGAACACCAAAAATCAAGCCGGGTATGATGATAATAGCTTTGGCTACCCAACTTACGAACTCTACGGTGTTATAACTGGTCCAATACGCTCGAGTAAACCACATACCATAGCACTCACGTATACGAGCCCACGTTATATGTGAGTAGCTAACACCAACAATCAGAGCCCAAACAGTCGTGGCTAATAAAATTTGTTCAGAGGTCATAAATCCAGTACTCTAGTTAAACATGTGCATATAAGCAGGGTGTATGGCCACGTAGTTGGGTCCTGCAAAGGTTTCGTGTCCAAGTGTATAATCTCGAAATTCGATACCATTTGAACTTAGTAGCCCTATAGAATAGCCCAAAGGTGACAACAAACGATAAGCATCTATTAGTAGGAATCTACTTAGGACATTGGACAGCCCGTACTCAAACTGTATAATGCCCACACGATTGGCTGCTATAGTGTCTTTGAATCCATCTAAGACTAGCCCTTCAGCACCCTCAACATCAATTTTAAGAAAATCAATAGTTTCGAGTCTACGACTATAAGCATACTGATCACCCGTCATAGCAAGGCCCGTGCGCCATTCAAAATTTTCAACTATTAGTTCTGTTAAGTATGTACTGACTACATCAAACGTAGTAGAGTATTTGATGTCTATAGTACCCTGCCGATCAGACAGACCAAAGCCATTAGGTATGATTTTAGCATCTATAGTGATATTAGTTAATAGCTTTCTATATGTTTCGGGCACGATTTCAAATGTGTGTATTTCAGCTAGTGGGTTGAATTCACGTGTCATACGGGTCCATTCACCGATATTACTGCCAACATCTAATACAGTGTTTAAGCGTCCGGCTAGATGCTGCATAAGCCATAGTTCGCCTGTTCCGTTAAATTCGTTTCTAGCATAGGGTTGATTGTAAATGATCATACTGCTATTATACTACTAAACAACAGAATGTCAACCGGATCAAAATAACCCAATATTAGTGGCTGATTTGACAGCCCGGTTAAATATCTATACAGTAATACACATGGTAGCACTGTAAAACAAGGAGATGAGTATGGCGCATATAGCATGTATACAAATGATCCAAAAGCAGAAATTGGCATTACACTTAGAGAATCCTCCGGCGTGACCGCTATAATACAACTATAGATTACTGTTGACGCACTATACGGGACATGCCCGCACACCATGAGCTCTAGTCGTAGGGCTTTTCTTTTGTCTATACCCCCATGATTTGAGGGCTTGAGCCCTGACCGAGAATGCTGGCGCACTCGTAGTACTCGTTTACAGCCCTCGGTCTATAGTATAGGGCAAAAAATTGCTGCGCAACTAAAATAAGATCTCGAGATCTCGATCCCACCGGTTTTACTCTAAGTCACTCTTTTTAGGGTGGGGATTTAGGGGCGGGATTTTGAGAAGAGTTTGGCATGCCCTTGCCAAAAATGTTAGTGCTTGCTAACTTTGCTACCTGGCCCCACCTCAGGTGTCCCCACCACCCCACCCTGGAGACCACCTAGTCCCACCGATTATCGCCGAACGAGTCTATAAACTTAACTACCAGGACGGCTACGATGACCGCAGCAGAGACTACGATGATGGCTTCTATCAACCAGTTCATAAGTCTAGCTCTCCTGTGTGCTCTAGCTCTGCTACTACATCGTTGAAGAGACTGCCTATGTCCTGTATGCTGGCTGCTCGTGCTATGTCCTTGTGGCGCTTGCGATGTGCTGACCCTACATTGTATACGACGGGATAGTGCAGTTCACAGTACTGCTGAGCTTCTACTCTAGTGTGTGTACACAGTTCGTTGTGTGTTCCGATATATGTACACTTATTCATTGTTGTCCTCTGCCCATAGCTTACGGGCTTGTTGTTTAGTTGATTCGGGTAGCTTATCAAAGCCTTTAGCACCTGTGTATACACCTTCTGTATAGGCTAGGTACTCCATAAGCCAAGTAAGGGCTACTATGACCCAGGGCAAGTATGAGTCTGCGTCGTGTCCCATACGATAGCAAATCCATACGATGATCGCTGATATCACGAATCGCTGCATCATGCGCCCTGTGAGGAACTCCCATAAGTTAGTCATATTACACTCTCCTAAAGCAGGTAGTACGGGCCATTGCTTGATAGTTAGTGGGGAAGCTCTTCTTAAGGTCTGCTATCTTGAGTACCATGCGTAATGATAGTTCTCTGACCTTATCTTTGTTAGTCTTAATAAAGTCTACGATCTCTTGTTTGATTTCTGGCTCGAACTCGTATGGATCCAACATGCCGTCCTCGACGATCTGCTCGATACGGAGTATCTTCTCACGGGTCGTGTCCATTTCTAAATCGATATAATGGCAACGGCTTTCAAGTGCGTCCAAGTGATCTCTGAGCTTCTTTGATCTGACGTGCTCGAACTTGATGTTTGTGATAAAGATAGCGCCAGCTTTGAACTCAAAGCGATCTGGAATGCCTTCTGATCGTAGTATACGACTGTCTGTGTTCCAGGATATAACTCGCTTCTTACCAGAATCTAGTGCACCCTTTAGGATGTTCAGGGATAGGTCCTCCATTAGGATTGAGTCACAGTCATCGAACACGATAACATTGCCCTTTTCGGAGAACTCATAGAGCTTAGAGTAAAGACCGATACTACTCATTGCGCCCTTGACGATCTCATACTTGGGCTTGCGCTCGCCTAAGGTATCGAACAGGCCGTCGCGGAATAGCACATCCTCAACACCGTAACTCTTGCCCACACCCGGGGGTCCTGATACGATCATTGCGCGGATGTTGCCTTGTCTGACTGCGCGAGTCATGTCTGTGAGTACAGTAAAGCGTTCGCGGAGACGGGTTAGGATATCCTCGTCTGATTCTTTGGCGACTCTGTTGTTACGCTCTTTGATCGCGTCTGTGTCAAACTCTAGTACTGTTGTTGCTGGCTTAGCCATAGCGTTCCTTTATTGTCTGTGTAATTGTGTATTATACTATAGCTTTTGGATTTTGTCAATGATTATTTTGGCATCGCTCGTGTCTGTGATCTCGTCTCCGCCCTGTTGGATCACGTCGATCAAGTAAGCTGCGTCACGCATGTCCTTGTAGGGGAGACTCTTGATGAACGCAACTACTTCATCATCGTCTAACTCCCACATGGTGTTGAGCATGGCCACGTGCTTTGCGGGCAGGTTGTGGATTACCATTACTTCTTTACCATCTCTGTGAGCTTCTCACGATACTGTAACTTGGCCACACGCATGTCATATAGGAGTCCCACGGCTACATAGGCTGCTGCGCCGATAAAGAAACAGCTGATAGCTTCTACAACTGCTGTCTCCCCGTAGGCTGCTGCCGCTGCGTCCAATATGGTTTTGGCTCCGACAACTACAACTGTGATTGCTGCGATGATCCCTGCTACTTCTACGGCTGCTTTTAACTTGATGTTCATACTGCTTCCTTCTCTTCTTCGATTAATTTGTGTGCCAGATTGAAAGCCATCTGGGCGGCTGTGAACGCAACTGTGCGTTCGGATCCTGTAAAGCTCATTAGGTACTTGGCAAATGCTTCGGCACTCTCCGGTGTAGCAAACAAGCCATTGCGTGGAATTGGGTTTGTCATACTCTGCTCCTTTAGTGTTTAAGTGTGTAGTATAGCATCAAAATCTGGAGTTGTCAATCCCAGCTTTTGTGATCACCGTAGCGTTCGTTGTACTCGTAACCTGCTAGGTACTCGGCACGCTCTTCAGGGGTTAGCTCAACGACTTCTTCACCTTCGTAGCTGCCATTGGGATACCAGTGAGGATCACGTGGACGATTGTAGTATGAGTCTGCTGAGCCGCGGTCAAACAAACTACCGTGACGCTTACGATCAAACTGGGGACCCTTTAGGGCTCTGATGACCTTCTCTTGGTCTGTTAATTCTGGATACATATTCAACTCCTTGTGTTTCAGTGTATGTGTAGTATAACATCTCTTTAGGCGGATGTCAACCTATATTCGCGGGGGCTCTCTCGTTGGCCCCCTCCACGTTACTGCTTAACAGTCTGGATCAAAGTCCATCCATTCTTCCATCTCAGTGGGCTGCCCGTCATACTCCTCTGCTGCCAGCTGATCGACAATCAACTCTACTTCGTCCTCAGCAACTTCTAAACGGCCAGCAATCTCTTCATTGCTCAAGCCCATCTCAGCTAACTCTGCTACTGCTAAATTTAACTTTGAAAAATAACCCATTTGATTCGCTCCTTATTTGCTAGTGTATGTGTACATTATAGCACAGGTTTTACCATTTGTCAACCAAAGAGAAAGGGCCCTGAGGCCCTTGTTGTGTTTTTACAACAGCCTAGACTTCAAATAACTCTGGATTCAAGAGAGGCTCTTCTACTGGGATCTTTGAAGGATCATACAAGTCTGTGCGCTCTGCTGGAATCATAAAGCGATCCATCATCTTCTTTGCGTACTGCCACTTCTTAGGCATGATAGTGCCATCGGCTAGGGTGATAACATAGTTACGAGTATTGAAGTAATCCATTAGATCCTGGATAGTCTTGCCGAACGCTCTCGGTTGTGTTTCCACACACTCAATTTGCACAATAGGGCGATTGGTAGCAATAGTGTTAGTTGCTCCCTCTAAAACCTGAAGTTCGTAACCTTCTACATCAATCTTAATGATATCTACATCAGTAAAGCCATAGGAGTCTAGGGTTAGCTGGGGAACGCTGACTCGTTGATACCCTGTGTTAGTCTTAACGGTTCTACCTGATGGTAATGAATATCCATCATTGGCCACACGGTTGTGCCCATCATTCTTCTTAATGTGCATTTCAACTGTGCCGGGTGTAGGACCTAAAGCAACATTATAAGTTTGTATCTGTCCACTAACAGCCAGGCTAGCCCAGGTACCATCTGGATTCTTCCACCATCCTAGACTAGGATCTTGATGATGTTGATTAAGGGCAATGTTATCAAGTGCTACTTGGTAGGTACTAGGAACTGGTTCAAACCCATGCACTTCTTGAGCAAAGGTTGCGTATTCCCATGTATTCATACCGATGTTCATACCAATGTCTAACATCTTGCGAGGACCAGGACATAGGTTACGCAATCGGATTAGATTTTGTTTCTGGTATGGACCTGCTTTAAGACGTTGTGTATAGAAGCTATCCGAATCCCAGACCCACATTTGTCTGCCAATCTTATTAGTAATTTTAATCTTTTGTGTTTGTGCTTGAACCGCCATATTATTCTCCTTACATTTACTTATGGTCTCGGGGTCTTTCGAGACCTGAAATGTGGTCTACATAACATTATAGCACAATCTACCGAATATATCAAATAGGATGACGCTCAAAGTCTGTTAGGATAGAAGCAGGCAATTCATTGATCGGAAACTTGCTACCGTATTTGCCCAAACGATGCTCTTGATAAGCCTGTTCAACATCTTCCAATTGTGCTTTAGTCATGTCATAATCGATAAAGAATGCAAACTTAGCATCACGAGCTAGTGTATCACCACATGAACGCTTACGGGTTTCTGCATGACGCTTCCACCCGCCTGTGAGCTGGATATTACAACTCTCGTGACGTCCTAATGTCTTTAGAATGTGTTTCCAAATACGACTAAGACTGCCGCAACCGAAAGGATCGTTACCGTTCTTGTCGCTCATCTTACCTGAGGTACCGATACCTAAATAGCCCGACCCTTTGTATTCTGGATAGAAATCATCAGCATAGATATAGCAACCTCCCCAAATGTTATCCTTGTCTTGTACCAAATGTTCAATAGGATTTGATTGGGTAGAACGCAATGGACCAAACTCATCTGCATAGGTTTTCTCTCTTTGAGCGTACCACTTAGGCACAGGACCTAGGAATCGCAAACGAACTCCACCGTCGGGCATCTTAGGACCGCGTGTGCCGTCAGCACGGATAACTTCACGAGTGGTTGGATCTATGTTTGGATAGATCTCAAACATATCGTGAATGCTGAAATACGGTGTCCAAGTAAGAATTCGTTTTGCCATATGAGTTGCTCCTTTAGTATATGTGTACATTATAGCACAGGTTTTACCATTTGTCAACCCCTATAGGTAGGTCATTTGGAACTGCATCTCTCTTAGCAACGCCCGCAGCTTTGTAGCCTGGTCTGTGGATATGATAGTGCCCTCATGGCGCAGCTCACTGCAGATAGCTGCGATGACCAACAAGGCTGTGTCCTGGGACAACTCTAGTTCTAAGTTCTTCATATCCAACACTCCTGTGCTAGTTCTTGCGTCGTAGTCTCACCGCCGATATAACCTCCCTGGAACCCGTGTCGGTTCTCAAGGACCAGGACCCTGCGGCCCAATGTATCCTGTCTAATACGAGTGATTACGCCTGATTGCTCGATGTCGCTTTTAAAACAAACAACATCTCCCACAGTGACCTCTTGGCCGTCTACCATAGCTCTCATTACGCCACCTCCCCGTAGGCTGCGGCATCGAGATCAGCGGACCAGTCTGCGTACTCGAACTCGAAAGCCTGTAGGTACAACTGGTAATCGATAACAGGCTCGGGGTGTGTAATCTCACCGTCCCACTCCAGCTGCGACTTCTCAAACCAGCTAAGATGGTCATCACTCTCTAGACCGTAGCCAACGATATAGCTACGATAGCCCTCGTTGCTCATCTCAATATCGCTGCGGACCAATTCTACAACTTGGTCGATGTTAGCACCTTCTGGAAGGTTAACGACCTTGTACTCCTGGCCACCCTTCATCTTCCAATACTGAGGACACTCGCCTGTGCCGTCCCAATCGTGAGCGCCGTAGTTCTCTTCGTTTTGTGTTTGGATTACTAGTAACATAGTGTGCTCCTGTTTGTGTAGTGTAAGTAAACATTATACGGCCTTTTTACCAGTTTGTCAACCGGCGGGAGTTCCGGCGGGTGTGGCAGAAATACAACACCCCGAGAAAATCAAAACTGTTGCGGAGACGATGCCTGCTGCGAGGCCCCGAGGCTGCATGTTTACAACTGTAACCGGGAGAAGGTCAAGGTGGAAGGCTCGTATTTCACAATAGGAGCCTTCCGAGGTGTCCGGGACACTACCCCCAGGCACTAACGCATAGACCGGAGCGATTGGTCTATGCCCTGCCCGTTAAGGCAGGTTCTTTTGGCAACTCTTAGAGAGTGATGCCTAATGCTTGTGCTTTATAACCTAAAGCAACGATCTCGCGTGATGGAGTACCCATCACATATTCTGTAACATGAGCATTGTTACCAGCAACACGGTTCTTGCGATATACTGCAAAACCCTGATGACGGATGCGTGATACTTCAGCTGAGATATTCTTGATGCCAAAACGCTTTTCAGCTTGGCTTTGTGTTAGACGCTCGCCGGCTTGTAGAGCTTGGAACAACTTGTAAGTCTTAGTTTCTTTATTCATCTTCTTAAACATTTGTTATTTTCCTTATCGGTTTGGTGTTGGTTACTACCAACTTATCAATAATTGTACAGCCTAAGCTAACCCTTGTCTAGCCTTTTCGAGTTTTATTTCTTTCGATTTAGCCCACGATTCGTCCAAACGCTTGTCTAGGCCTGTTGAATCAAACCAATGATCAAACCAGGTAAAACCAATCATACGAATCTCTTCTGATTTCTCATACCAATCGTAGTCGATATCACTATAGAAACTCTCAGGGCCTTGCTGTCTCAAGCCTGTGTCCTTGAGCTGTATCGTCAGCTGCCACTTGGTGAATAAACGATCTACGGTCACTTGCCAATAGTCTTTGGCCCATTTGCTTTTGGCACTTGCCAATGCTAGGCGGGCTTTGTCTAATCGATGCCCAATAGCTTCGATCTCGTAACCAGCATCTCGCCAGTCCTTAACTTCCCCAATGCCCACATATTTGATAGTCTGTTTCTTTTTAAACATCTCGCTCACTCTCTTTAAATACCCCGCAGCGCAACTGCTGTTGTAGGGGACTTATGCTTGCGCAGCCCCTAGCTAATTAGAACGGTGCGTCTTCTAACGCTGCGTCTACTTTGGCTTTGGCTTTGGCTTCTGCTACAACTGCGTCAGCTACTGTGTTCTTCTTAGTGGCCTTCGCACGGGCTGCGATCGCATCTAATGACGGGCTCTTCTTAGCCTTCTTCATAACACCCTTAGCTGCGGGTTTAGCAACTGCTGTTGCTGTACGGGATTCAAGTCCGGCTTCAAGAGCTGCACGTACTGCTGTGTTACCGTTATCAAAGTTGATACTCAGCAAATAAGTTAACGCAGCTTCCTTGGTCATCGGGGTTGGTAATTCCATTAAGTCGATGTCCTTGTGTGCGTTCTTCTCGAGAACTTTAACACGTAACATGTCGTTAGCGAAACGGACCTTGAATTCACCGTGCTGTTTTGAAACACCTGCTACTTTAAATGTACTCATTACTACTCCTTCTGTGTGTAAATCTGGGAACCATTTCCCATTATTAATAGTATACTACCAAACTGCTCAAATGTCAACCAAATGCGGGTCTTCAATCTGCTGCCACGGATCGGAACTCTGTGGCTTTTCTGCCACAGTTACGAAGCCGTCTAACAACTCCGCCCAATCCGATACCACTGGCTCTTCATACGTGGGATCTTCGTATACAACTGAGAATCGACTCATTTAGTGGTCTCCCTGATTACGTTTGTGGCAGCAGCGTTTGTTGTGTCTACGGCCTTGCTAAACAGCTCTTTGGTAACAGCTGGATATAGGATAGCTAGGGTAACAGCAACTCCTAATAGGAACTTACTCATCTGATTCTCCAATCTTTGATCTCTTGAATGAGCTTTTTAACAATGTCTGTGAACGCTGGGCCTAACCACCATCCCAACACGATACCTGCGATAAAATTAATCATCTTCGTCCTCTTCATCATCGTCGGCGTAGTCTTCGTCCGGCGCTAGGTTATAGTCTTGTACTTCGTCTGTGACAACTTCTACTTCTGTAACACGCATGTCCTCATCGCAACTGGCACCACCGAGGATATTTGCGTAGTCTAACAACTCTTGTTGCATGATCTGGGCAAGTGCATCGCCCTTACCAGCAAACTCTATATCGTGATGGATCTCAGCACGTACTGTTGTGTAGATCACTGTTTTATATTTCATAACTGTTCTCCGATTCTCTGCGATCAAGTTCAATAGCGATTAGTTCCTGTGTGATCTCGTCTGCTACGTTCTTGCTCTGTAGATTAGCATAGAGATCAAACTCTGCGTATAAGGTTGCTGTGCTTAGAGACTTCAACAACTGTGCTTTTTCAGCGATGATCATGCTGTCTCCTTCTTAAGTGCGTCAGCAACTGAGCGGAACGTATCGTTCTCTCTTGTACAGTAGGTCCACTCACCATTCTCAAACAAGTAGAAGTACTCGCACCAGGAACCCTCGTAGTGCTCGATCCACTCATCAACTGTGCTAAATGACTTCCACGTGGTAAGCTCGTCGCGATCCCTGTTGAAGAACGTGCATTGTTTGTTTACGCTGACTTCACCACCGATGTCCATGTAGTCATCTTCTGTGCTAGTCTTGCCAAACTCATGCTTCTCCCCAATCGTAGCTCCTAAGGAGCTAATGTCTCCCATAGAGATCAATTTACTTGCGGAGACGGAGTCGTTGTAACAATGTGTTAGGATAAGGCCGTTGTGTTCCAAATAGCCATCCCAGTGTGCGTATACTGCTTTAATCTTGTCGCCGTAGCGTATTGCTATGCTTGAACGTGTTGCCATCTGCTCGCTCCTTTAGTGTATAAGTGTATAGTATAACACAGGTTTTACCAAATGTCAACCACTTAGTTTAATTCGCTCTCTTCAATTTTGTACTCCAGTTCGCAGTCTTCTCCAAAGTCTGCTAAGTCCTGCGCTTTCATTTTAGCAATATGCTTCAAAGCCTTTTCCTCTGTTTTAAACGAGCCCAAGTTTTCCCACTCGTTCTCGTCATCTCCAAAGCCCAAGCCTTGCACAATATATACTTTAGTCATTTTATCGCTCCTGTTGTTTAAGTGTATGTGTGTATTATAGCACAGGTTTTACCATTTGTCAACCATTATTCTACAACTGTTTCCCTGTAGTAAACAACTGTTGTAGGGCGGTGCAACTGGATTTGGTTCTCTCTCCGGCACTCCGCATGCATCTTAGAATTAGTCTGCGAGAAGATATCCCTGTAGCGTGTCTGTGCAGCGATACAGTTCTCCTGGTGGATGTAGGCTGTGTGTATCTTATAGTCCTGCGGATTTAACAAGTAAAAAACTAAAACCCATTTCATTACATGTCCTCGCTTTCACATAGTCCATTGTGTTCCATTAAGCATTCAATCGCGTCAGCAACACGATCGCTTGTAGCAAAGTAAACTACATAGTCGCCAAGCTCAACCCTGTCGTCACCTTTAATATATTCAAAGCCACCGTAGTAGTCAAAGCTTCGTGCATTGCTCTTGTCAACTACAATCGCCTCTAAGTTATTGTCAACATACGCACTACCGCATCTGTTGTCCAGCCCCAGTCTACTTGCAG